AAGAGTCCGTTGAAGCGCAATACGCCCCTGCCATTATGGACACAGCTTATGGCTATGGTTCATTTACAACAGGTGTCGGTAATTTCCCTGGTGGATTAGATCGTAATTATGCGATGCAAGTTCCGGCAGTTAGCCGTTGCAGAAATCTTATTGCTGGTGTAGTTTCCTACTTGCCGCTGAAGCTTTACAAAAAGTCAAGTGGTGAGGTACTGGGGAGTCCTCTGTGGTTAGAACAACCAGACTATCGGCAACCAAGATCCGTCACGTTAAGTTGGACTGTCGATAGTCTTCTATTTTATGGCGTTGCTTATTGGCGCGTTACAGAATTATATGCAGATGATTTAAGACCTTCACGATTTGAGTGGATCGCCAATAACCGAGTTACATTTACTACTAATAAGTTTGGCACAGAAGTAAGCCAATATTATGTTGATGGAGTTGAAGCTCCAATGACAGGAATTAACTCACTAATAACATTTCAAGGATTAACACAAGGCGTATTACAAACCGCAGCACGCACAATACAAAGCGCGTTAGATATTGAAAAGGCCGCAGCTGTATCTGCACAAACTCCAATGCCTTCTGGTTACATTAAAAACACTGGCGCAGATCTGCCAGAGCAACAAGTATCAGGATTATTAGCACAATGGAAGCAAAGCCGTCTAAATAGATCTACAGCATATTTAACATCTACTTTGTCTTATGAGACTACTGGATTTAGCCCTAAAGATATGATGTACAACGAAGCGCAACAATATTTAGCTACTCAAATTGCTAGAGCGATGAACGTACCTGCTTATTACATTTCTGCAGATATGAATAACAGCATGACTTACCAGAATATTATTGATGGCCGTAAAGAGTTTGTTGCCTATTCACTGCAACCATATATTTGTGCTATCGAAGATCGCCTAAGCATGAACGATATAACTGCTAACGGCCATATTGTGCGTTTTAATATTAGTGAAACATTCTTGCGATCAGATGACAAGGCAAGACTAGAGACCATCGAAAAGATGCTAGCACTAGGACTTATTGACATCGAGCAAGCAAAAGAAATGGAAGATCTAACACCCAACGGAAACGAAAGTGGCGATGCTGAGTACATTAACAGCGCTAAAGGAGAAAATGCATGAGCGATATACAACAAGCCAATATACCTGCTAGCACTGTAACGCTATTAGCGTCAGCTGCTCGTACTGCAACAATTACCGGCACAGCCGTTAAAGGTCTATCTGCAGCAAGACTATTAGTAATGCAATTAGACGTTACAGCAGCTAGTGGCACATTACCTACATTAGATGTAGTAGTACAAGACACAGTAGATGGCACTAACTGGAATACTATTGCAACATTTACGCAAGCAACAGCAGTTACACGAGAAGTAATTAGATTAACTACTGCATTTACCGATCAATTAAGAGTAGTTGGCACAATCGGTGGCACTACCCCATCATTTACGTTTGCAGTATTAACATGGGCGGATTCAAATTGATTCTTACATTTAGCAGTCAAATTGAAAGCGCTGATGGTGAGCGCAGAATCATTGCTGGCAAAATTGTGCCATTCGAAACAGTCGGTAATACAAGCGTTGGTAAAGTTGTCTTTGCTAAAGGATCAATCGATGTAGGAGATCCAGGCAAGATCAAAATGCTTATGCAACACCAAAATGACAGACCTATTGGTCGTATGCAGAAGTTTAATGAAGAAGAAGATGGTATCTATGCTAGCTTTAAGATCAGCGCAAGCATGCAAGGATCAGATGCGTTAATGCTTGCAAGTGAGCAGTTGATAGATGGCCTATCTGTAGGCGTAGACGTGATTAAATCATCACAGAAAAAAGATTATATTTATGTAACTAAGGCAACCTTAAAGAAGTTAGCCTAGTTGAATCACCAGCATTTACAGAAGCACAAGTAACTAAAGTTGCCGCTAGCGAAGGCGAAGCGGATGCAACAATCCAACCAACTACGGAAAGTGAGGCACAAGTGGACAACACCACCGAGCCAACAGCAGTACCAGTGGTAGAGGTTGCTCCAGTAGAGGCTGCACGCCCAACAATCAGTGCATCATTCTATACAGAGCCTCGCTCACCAATCAGAACACAAGCTCACATGCTAGAACACACCATCAAAGCAAAATTAGGTAACCACGAGTCAGCAACATGGGTAATGAAAGCAGAAGCAGACGTTGCTAAATACTTAACTGCTGCAGATGATTCATTTACTACCAACCCAGCATTTAATCCAACACAATTCGTACCTACAGTAGTAGATACACTTATTGGCGCACGCCCAGCTATTGATGCAATCGGATCACGTGCATTACCAGCTGCAGGTATGACAATTTCAGTACCTAAGATCACTACTTCAGGTACAGTTGCAGAGACTGCAGAAGCTGCAGCTCCATCAGAAACTGGAATTGTGTCCAGTTATGTAAATCTAACAGTCAAGAAGTTTGCTGGATTGCAACGCTACAGTTTAGAAATTCTCGAGAGGTCATCTCCAGAGTTCTTTGCAGCAATGCTAGATAACATGACTCGTGCTTACAACAAAGCAACAGATTCATATGTAATCTCACAATTAACTGCGGGTGGAACACTTGCAACTTCAGTAGCAACAACTTCAGCAGGAATTATTTCCTACGTATCAACAGAAGCACCAGCTGCATACCTTGCAACAGGTGAATTAGCAACACGTTACATCGCTGGTACATCACAGTGGTCATTACTACTTGGTGCAACCGATTCAACAGGTCGCCCAATTTACAATGCTGCTAACCCAATGAACAACGCAGGATCTTCTGTACCAACATCACTACGTGGTAACGTATTAGGTCTAGATCTATACGTAGATCCAAACGCAGTATCAACTACTATCGATGATTCAGCATTTATTGTTGTACCATCTGCAGTATCAATTTACGAGTCACCAATCCTACGACTATCTGTAAATCAGCCAGCAACTGGCGAGATCGAAACAGCACTATATGGCTACATGGCCGCTGGTGTATTAGTCGCTGGTGGAGTTCGTCGCTTTAACATGACAGCGTAATAACAGCAATACTTTAATAATCCCTAGGGTTTAGTAGCCCTAGCCCTAGGGAGCTTTTTAAGAGAGGACAGTATGCCAGCCACAATGGTTACCCAAGCGGAGTTACGCACAAATCTTGGGATCGGTAGCTTATACAGTAACGACACTGTGGAAGAGTGCTGCCAATCGGCAGAAGACCTAATCAATCAATATCTTTGGCAAAATGACGTGCCAGTAATAGGCTCATCTATCAATAACAACGTTGCGACTTTAGTATTATCAAGCCCTGGCATATTTGTTACAGGTCAATCAATAACAGTAAGTGGCTGTGGTGCAACATATAATGGCACATACACAATCACAGGATCATTCCCAGGTACTACAGTGCCAGCATCTATCGGCACAATGTTTTGGAGTACATACGCATTAAGTTCATACCCTAACGGTTACAGATTTGTTCAGTACGCAAAAACAGCTGCAAACGATTTATATCATTTAATTAAACCATACGGTAAAGCCACTGGCCCAGATACCAAAACACAGTCTTACGCTGCGACCCCTGCTATCAGAGAGGCTGCGATGATCGTAGCTGTAGACATCTGGCAAGCACGTCAAGTTAGCCAGACTGGTGGGGTAGGTATGGATGGGGTATCTGCAAGTCCTTACAGGATGGGGTACCAACTGATAAATAGGATCAGAGGCCTCATCCAGCCGTATTCTAATCCTAATACACTGGTCGGATAATGCCAGCAGCAATAACCACATTACGTGGCACACTAGCAACAGACCTAGCCAATGCAGGCGTGTGGTCTACCTTTGCTTATCCACCTGCAACAATTTTAGCAAACAGCGTAGTTATTACACCATCTGATCCATACATAGTGCCATCTAATAATGACTACACAAGTATTGCGCCATTAGCAAATTTTAAAATTTTAATAACAACACCTGCATTTGACAATCAAGGCAACCTAGCAGGCATAGAAGATTTTATTGTGGCAGTAGTAACTAAACTAAACGCATCATCTTTGGTGCTAAATATATCAAGTGTCTCCGCTCCAGCTATAACCAATGCAGCTAGTGGAGATTTATTAACGTCAGAAATAACAGTATCAATCCTAACGAGCTGGAGCTAAAATGAGTCTAACACCAGAAGATTTAGCCTTCTTGAAAAAGATAGGTCAGATCGAAGAAGCACCAAAACCTGCACAAACTAAAGAGAAGGATAAGGAGTAATAATGGCAATTTTCTTAAACAACACAGCTGTAGTAACTTTTAACAGCGTTGATCTATCAGCGTATGTAACAGCCGTAACTATCAACCAAGCATTCGATGAACTAGAAGTCACTGCTATGGGCGATACTGCACACAAGTTTGCTAAGGGACTAGAGGCATCAACAATTACTCTAGATTTCCTTAACGACAATGCTGCAGCAACTGTAATTCCAACACTTCGTGCTGCTTACGGTACTACTGTGCCTGTGACAATCAAGCAAGCAAGTGGTTCAACAACTGCCGCTAACCCACTTTACAGCACTACCGTTTTAGTGAATAATCTACAAAACATCAACGGTGCTGTTGGCGATATATCATCACAGAGCATCACATTTACCTGCAACAGCGTAATAACTGTAGCGGTAGCATAAGGAGCAATAATGGCAAAGCTAAAGATAACAAGGGCTAATGGTGAAGTATCTGAGCATAAGATAACACCAGGTGTCGAGTACGCTTTCGAGTTAAAGTACGGCGCAGGAATTAGTAAAGTCCTACGTGATCACGAACGACAGACTGAGATTTATTTCTTAGCTCATGAGTGCTTACGTAGGGCTAATGTAACTGTACCTGTGTTTGGTATTGAGTTTATTGACAGCCTAGAAACTGTCGAGGTATTAGACGAAGAAAAAAAATAATACAGCGTGATTCTACGCTCTACGCGATAGCAAGTTTATCTGTAGAGCTAGGGATCGCGCCTAGTGAGTTTATAAATATGGACTCAGAGATGCTAAGGGCTATTGTGCAGGTCTTACAAGATAGAGCTAAGGAGATCAAAAATGCCAGTCGAGGTCGTAGGCGTTAAAGATGTCTTAAATGGTTTAAGTTTTATTGATGAAGACCTGAGAATAAGAGTTAGCAGTGCAATAGACCCGTTGATGAGGCAGGTTGCAGATAAAGCTAGGAGTTATGTGCCATCAAATAGCCAGGTGCTATCAGGATGGTCTAAACCATTATCTTCTAATGTTGATAAACCATTTCCCAAGTTTGATAGTGGCGTGGCTAAAGCAGGTATTGGTTATAATCCTGGCAAAAATAAAGTTTTAAAAAATGGCTGGCAAGTAAGCCAATATGTTTACAACGTTAGCAGGGGCGGATCTATTTATGAAACCGCAGGTAGATTAAACCCACAAGGCCGAGCACCATTCACATTTAAGCATGAGGGTAGTGGCACGTATGTAAGAAAATCTGCTAAAAGCAAAGCATTAGAGGATTATGAATCTAACAATCCATTTGCAAGCCAACAATTTATTGCACAATTAGAGCCAGTTACAAAACCTAAAAAAGTACCTGGGCAACTTGGCCGTGGTGGAAGAAAAATGCAGGGTCGTTTAGTTTACAAGGCTTGGGCCGAAGATAGCATTAAAGTTTATGAAGCTATATTAAAAGCGATAGACAATACAGCCGTAGAGTTCACACGCAAAACAGCAATTAAAAAGGCTGCGTAATGGCCAATATATTTGTTGCAGCGGCGGCCACCTGGAACGGCAAGGCTCTTAAAAAAGGTCAGAAAGATATATCTGCTTTTGATAAACAAACACAAAAACTAGGCAGGACTTTTAGTCGTGTTTTTGCTACCACAACATTGGTTGCATTTAGTAAGAAGGCTATAAACGCCTTTGCAGCCGATGAGAAGGCCGCTAAATCACTTGCAATACAGCTAGAAAACACCGGCAACGCATTTAGGGTTAATGAAGTAGAGTCCTATATTGCAGGTTTGCAAAGTTTATATGGCATATTAGACGATCAGTTACGCCCCGCATTTCAGACTTTATTAAACGCTACTGGATCAGTAACTCTTAGCCAGCAAGCATTAGAGACCGCACTAAATGTAAGTGCTGGCACAGGTAAAGATTTAGCCACAGTCGTAGCAGCTATAGCTAAAGGCGCATCTGGTACTACCACATCTATAGCAAGACTAGGCACAGGGTTAGATAAAGCAACAATAGCCACTGGCGATATGAATAAAATTATGGCTGCCCTTGATGCCAAGTTTGCTGGACAAGCACAAGCGAGATTATCTACCTATGCAGGCAAAATAGATTTATTAAAAGTAGCTGCTGCAGATGCCACAGAGATTATTGGTAAAGGTTTAATAGATGCTATAAGTGCAATAGGCAAGGATAATTCAATACAAGACGCTGCCGATTCCATGAATAATTTTGCTTTGGCTATTGCTGATACCACCAGAGGAATGGGTCAGTTAACTGCTGAAATAAAGAAAATGGCAGAGAGTGATGTTGGTAAGTTTCTATTAGGTATTACGGCTTTATTAACTTTAGGCAAAAAGACGTTAATTGCTGGTACTTTAGGTTTAATTGCTTATGATATTGGCAAAAGTCAGAAATCTTCTGCCAGCAATATGGGTGGATACTCTGGCATACCTCTACAGAAAGCCGAAAATAAAGCTATAAAAGATGCAGTAACTTATCGTAAGCAAGAAAATGCTTTACTAAAAGCTAAGACTGCCGTAGATCAATTACGAGATAAGTTTGACTTAGAGCGTATAGGACTTACGGCTGCATTAAACGCTGCAACCGATGAAGAGACTAAGTTACGCCTCAAATCACAGTTAGCAATACTAGACAATAACGAGGCTTTAGCAAAAAAATATCTAGCAGAGATGAACGCTGCCGAAGGTGCTACAAAACTAGCTGCAGCTTATGATGTGGCACTAGCCTCTATTAGGGGTTTAATATCTAAGATAAATGATTTTATATTGAAACAAGGTGGCACACCACCAACACCTATTGCACCTAATATAGGACCTTCTTTCACACCACTGCCTGCTAGTTATTTCCAAGATCTAGCACTTCAGTTAGTAGGCACACCTTCTTACGCTGGCATGAGCGTTGGACAAATTGCAACTGAAAGAGCTAGAGAATCTGGCAATAGATCAGTAGATGTAAATTTAGTAGTTAATTCACCGTCTGGTGACGCCTTTGCACAATTGATAGCAGAGAGTATTCAGGTTGCTGGCCGTAGTGGATATAGCACTACTGGAGCAGGACAGTTACCGTAATGGCAGTACCCGTAATAAATGCAATAATTAACTTTAGCACAGGGCCTAGTTTTGCTCAGGCTATGATTATTGACCAAGGTATTTTAGGCACAAACGTATTAGCAGATTCAGCAGCTGTAATTGTAGACGTATCTAATCAAGTTAATCGTATTGAGACTAACAGAGGCCGTACTGCATTATCAGATCAATTTCAGACAGGCGCACTTACTCTACGCATTACAGATCAAAATGGTGATTTTAACCCACAGAATGTAAGCGGTCCATATTACAATTTATTAACACCCATGAAGAAAGTGCAGATTACCGCAACATTTAATGGTCTCACCTATCCCATCTTTTCGGGATTTATTACGTCCTATGTAACTACATACCCAAGTGAATCAGATGACACTGTAGCCATAACAACGATACAAGCTGTAGATGCATTTAGATTGGCTCAAATAGCACAGATCAGCACTGTTGCAGATTCTACCGCTGGACAATTGAGTGGCACACGTATAAATAAATTGTTGGATTCCATATCATGGCCAGCATCAATGCGTGATGTAGATGCAGGACTAACCACCATGCAAGCAGACCCAGGCACTAACCGTACAGCATTACAAGCTTTAACTACGGTGGCTACCTCAGAGTATGGTGCACTATATGTAGATGGATATGGATCATTTGTATTCCAAGATAGAGTTGTAACTGTTGGATCTATTGGTGCTACACCTACAGTCTTTGCAGACAACGGCACAGGCATAGTTTATTATGATGCTGCCTGGGTATTAAATGATGTGCTTATATTCAATAAAGCCACTATCACTAGGACTGGTGGCACAGCACAGGTAGCCTTTAATCAAGCCAGCATAGACAAATACTTTTTACACAGTTACTTTCAAGACAACCTACTTATGCAGACCGATGCAGTAGCCCTAGATTATGCCCAGGCTTATGTGGCCAGTAGAGCTGAGACCACGATCCGATGTGATGCCATAGTCTTAGACCTATACACGCCTAACTATGATACAGGCGTAGTAGCAGCCCTAGACCTAGATTTCTTTGATCCTATAACCATTATTACTACCCAGCCAGGTGGATCTTTGCTAGAGAAGACCCTACAGATTTTTGGTGTCCGCATGAACATAACACCGAATAGTTGGAAAACAACCTTTACAACACTAGAACCTGTCATAGATGGGTTTATAATAGGCAACGTAGATTACGGTGTCTTAGGACAAAACGTACTATCTTATTAAGGAGATATAATGGCAACAGGATTTCCAGCAGCAACAGGTGACGTACTTACCTCTGGCATGTTTAATGGCTTAACTTCATTTACAGTAGGCACTGCTAACACTGCAGATTACACAGCTGTACTTTCAGACCAATATCAGGTATTAGAGATAATGAACAAAGCCACAGCTATTGCATTTAAGATCCCTACCGATGCATCTGTAGCATTCCCAGTAGGCACAGCATTAACAGTATTAAATATTGGTGCAGGAGCTCTTACAATTAGTGCAGTAACACCAGGTACTACTACTGTATTAAGTGCAGGCGCAGTGGCAGCATCGCCAACTGTTGCACAATATAAATCTGCAGTATGTCTAAAGACTGCTGCTAACACATGGTATGTAGTAGGGGCTGTTGCATAATGATTGGAAATATTGTAGCTGGCACATTATCACTAGGTGTTCCTGGTTTTGATATATCTGGTGGTGCTGAAACAAAAACTATTGGTGGCTATAAGTATTGCGTATTTACTGGTAATGGTAATTTAACGGTATCGGGTACTGGCACAGTTCAAATTATTAGTGCTGGTGGCGGTGGTGGTGGTGGACACGATCGTGGTGGTGGCGGTGGTGGTGGTGAGTTAGATATTCTAACTGCCGTATCTGCTACACCAAATATATATACAGTTGTCGTTGGCGGTGGTGGTGCTAGTGGCACATCTAGTGCAACACAGGGTGTCAATGGTGGTACTTCTACATTTTCTTTAGGTGGTACAACCTATGTTACAAGTTTAGGCGGTGGCGGATCAGGTGCTAGTGCTGCAGCTGGTTTAACTGGAGGATCAGGAGGAGGTGGTGCAAGAGCATCATCAGGCTCAACTGCTGGCGGTGGTGCAAGCGGATCAAATACAAACGCTGGTGGTACTGGTGGTCGTGGGCCATTAGATTTATTTGCAGGTGGTGGTGGCGGTGGTGCAACTGCGGTAGGTGGAAACATTCCATACACAGGTAGCACATATAAAGGTGGTAATGGTGGTCAAGGCTATACATTAACTTCTATTGATTCTAATTTAACAGCTGCAAACTTTACTACTTTAACTGGTATGACTGTTATATCATCAGGTGCTGGTGGCGGTGCTTATTACGATGCTCCATCTACAACAGTTACAGCTGGTTTAGGTGGTACGGGTGCTGGTAATGGTGGTTTTAGTAATACTTCAACAATAAACACAAACCCAACAGATTCTGTTTCTTATGGATCTGGTGGAGCAGGTGGCAAAGTATCAAACGATGGCAAGCCAGGTATTGCAGGCGTTGTGATAGCGAGGATCGCAGTATGAAACAATTTGCTTTAGTTGTAAATAACATAGTTGTAAACATTTCACAAGCTGATGATGCTTGGGATTCTACTGGGTGGATTGAATACACCAACAAACCATGCGGTATTGGTTGGACACATAATATAGATGAAGATATTTTTATTGCACCACAGCCTTATGCATCATGGACTAGAGAAGGTTCATATTGGTATGCACCAATTCCTAAACCCGATGGTATAAATTGGATTTGGGATGAAAATACTGGCACATGGATAGTGCCTGGAACAGAGGATTAAATGCCAACTACAGCCCAAGTAACCGTCACAACTACAGCTACATTATTGGTCACAGCCAATAGAGCAGACCAAATGGTTTATCTACATGCGAAGCACCAAGTTTATGTAGGTGGCCCAAGTGTTACCACATCTACAGGTTATCTAATGGATAATGGCGATAAGTTATCTATGATGCTTTCAGACAATGAATCTCTTTATGCTGTATCAAGTTCAGGTTCAGGCACTGTGCAAGTGATGGTTACAATAAATTGAAGCCATGGCTATGCGCTGCAGGTACACAGTTAAGAGATCAGATTGATACCTGGTACCCAGATCGTCGCTCTACCTCTGATGGGTGGGTGGGTGATGCTCGTCATTCCGCCACAAAATCAGATCATAATCCAGATGCAACTGGGTGTGTACGAGCCATTGATGTTGATTATCGCTTGGATTCATCCGAAGGGATCTCAATATATCTGGCTGACCAGATCAGAAAATGTGCGAAAACCGATAAGCGCATATCTTACTTAATTCACAATGGCATGATCGCTAGCAAAATACTTAATTACAAATGGCGTAAATACAGAGGTTTTAACAAACACACAAAGCACATACATATCAGTTTTACAAAGTTAGGCGATAAAGATAGTAAGCAGTTAGATCTACCACTACTCGGGCGTAACG